CGCATGGCATCGAATTCCCTTTCCGCATCCTCTACGCTTTTTCGCGCTTCCAACACTCCCGCGGAATACTTTTTCCAGTTCAGCCACGGAATAGGGATAGAGACACCGAGATCCACTTCGCTGACCGCCTGGGCCGCCGAATTATACCGCTGCGCCTTGACATTCAGCGCAGGATCGGGAAACCACTGACGGTTCGCGAGCTCGAGCCGGAATCTCTCTGTGTCGATCCGGTCTTGCGCTCGTTGCAATTCTGGTCGCAACGCGAGGGCGATTCCCTGCAGCTTTTCCAAAGAAAGCGTTTGCGGAGTGAAAACAAGTTCGGACGGGTGACCTACGGGTGCTTGCGGGAGGCGGTTCATCAACACATTGAGCGCCGATTGCGCCTCCGAAATCTGGCGCTCGATCTCCGCCTCCGCTTCCAATAGTTTAGCGACGTCAGTTTGCGCAGTTAGGACGTCGGCTTGCGTGGCCGTGCCTGCCTCGTAACGGCTACGACTGATTTGCACGAATTGGTTGAGCAGTTCAGTGTTGCGGTGATTAACGTCTAGCTGTGCGTAACCATTCGCAAGACGCGCATAGGCAGAGCGCGCGCGTGAGATGACATCGAGTTCCACACGGCGAAGGTCCTCGAATGCTGCGCGAGCTTCAGCCATAGCCGCGCGTGAACGACTTCGATTTTTTCCGGAGATAGGGACCTCCTGCTCTAACATCGCGGTTTCATCCATAAACGAGTTTGGCGGAACGTTGACCGAACGTTCTGCTCTCCAATCCACTCCAGCTCGCAAATCCTCCCACGCTCTTGCCTGTGGCACGCGCGCCTTCATCATCTCCCACTTTGCCGCAGCCGCTTTGAGTGTCTGGTTTTCCCGTAACGCCGCACGGAGGACTTCACGCTCCGTCAAAGTTCCGTTTCCTTGCCCTGTTGCCGAGGCAATGAACAGCGAAATAACCATGAAGATAGCTGCAGCGATTGTCGCCGAGTGCCACTTTGGCATATCGGTAATTTTCCGTTTGCTCATATACTTTTGTTCTGATTCTTGCTTTCCAAATGTCCAAGTTAATGCGCCTTGCAGAGCCTTTGACGTGAATGGCAGGAAGCGTTGCCGATCGCGTGATGGCCTCAGGCCAAGCGGTAACGACTACGATGACTCCCGCGGGGACGAGCAAAGAGTCGTTAAACTATGACAGGCGGCGCGTGAGCGAGAATGCTCCGCTGCAAAACAGATTCAGCGAAGGATTCGTTAAAGGGCGGGCCAGTATCTAATTCAAACGATTGCCGCCGATGGAACTGTTCATATGAAACAAGAGCGGCGCTAACCCAAACTAGGAACGAGCCAGTGAAGTAGTTCTGGATTACAGGCTGATGCGATTTAGCGAGAAGCGCACGAAGTAATTTGCAACAGGGTGCCGCTTCACCTTTGGCTGGTAACTTCGCCGGCGCTCCTCCGTGACATGACGCGTGTGCAGCCACCAGCTTCGGACTTTCCAGTGCCCCTAACGCGCAATGGTTCGAAATCGAGAACCAAGCCACCAGCGTTAGCAACACCATGCCAAATCGACCGACTTTTCGGGTGCCCCATTCCACAATGTCTTGTTTGATCCGACAAAAAGCCGAAATGTTCAAATCCTTTCTAACTCCTTACGTTTCCGCCGCCGAAATGCTGAGAAAGTACGGACGTCGTCTCGTTCCGCTCATTTTGATCGGCCTCAGCATTTATATTTTTCTTACCTAATCGCCGCAGAGCATACCGCATGACTGCGTCGAATTATTCCTTGACCTTGGACAGGACTCCAAGGTGTAGAGAACTAAAAGTTGAACAGAAACGAGGTGAATTGATGAAACGAATTACGAAATGACCCGGCTGTAGTGCGCTCACAGACAGAAGCGAGTGGGTTCCTGGCGCGTCGAATTTCAGTCGTACGACCAAAAACAGGCCAATTGGCGGAAATTCCGCAATTTGGTCACTCTCAAGTCAACTCACCAGAAGGCCCCAAACGAGCTTGATGGCGGTTCCCCGATAACATGGGGCCGGATAAATCTGCGAATGCGAAAATCCTCGATGGGCAAATTTTCTGTGCCACCCATTCGCCGCGCACCGAACGGAGATGAAGCCCGATCAGCTTCGGCAGCCTGGTTTTCGAACACATCGCGACTCATCGTGTCCAGATTAATCCCGCTGGAGGGCATCACTAAAGCAGCCAATGCCAGAATTCTGCAGTCGAACGGTTCGTTCCGCTGACTTGGCAGCTTCGTCCATACGTAAGTTCGGAATCCAAGTTTGTGCCGGATTTCCCTGTGTTCAGCTTTGAGTCCCGCAAAAAACGTTTCATCATACCCACGCATTGGTTCCCCATTTTCCAGTTGAGGGAAATGACAATAACCCGGTCCCGGCTTTTCCACGCGAAGACGATTAACGATTTCTTCCTTGCCGGCATCAACACCCAAAAGTTGCAAACGCACACGGCTCGCCTTGGTGACTGTCCCAGCTCCTAAAATGAATGGCTTGCCCAAACCGCCAATCCCCTTGGTAGCAATGCAACGTGGTGAACGCGATTTAACGTACCCATAAACAAAATCAGCTGCATACCCGGCATCGATAGCAATTCTTTTGACGCGCATTTTCTTTTGGTCGCTGCAGGTGAACACCCGATGGCAAACGGCTCGGTCCAACATTCGCCAGACATCCTCTTCACGGGGATCTCCATCGAGGATACCGTATTCGATGCCCCACGATTCGCGACCGCGACCCCAACCTACGACTTCGTAGTTGAGCATCTTTTCGCCGAGATCCACGCCGCCGGTTAAAACCAGCACGCCAGTCGGCACTTCAGGAATAGACTTCGCGTCGTTCATGGTACAAATCAACCTCCACTCTTTCGCTAATGTCTTCCCATAATTGTCCCAGGCGGGTGTTACGAAATACTTTCATCGGCTCAGCGTCACCTGCCTCGATTGCTTTGTGCGCACGCGCGTACTCGATTCCCAAGATCTCCCAGCCGATCCATGGGTTATAAAGACCCGAAAGATAAAAGCCACGGGTCGTGAGCGGTCTTCCCAATTTGTCCTGTGGCTGATGTACGCGCCATTGACCTTTGCCGGCAAGCCAGCGGTACTTAGGCGCATGTTCGTTGCATTGAAGACAGCGATGCGTGTAATCGGCAAACCGGATCCGGTTCCATTCCAAGATTTGCATGAAATCGCAGTTGGGACATGGCAAGTACCAATGTTCTTGTGTGCTGTGTTCCATCTCTCGTTCGATATGTGATGTGCCTCTGATTGAGGGAGAACTCGCGATCACAATTTTGCGATTCCAAAACGCAGTAGTGCGGGCGATTGCCAGCGCCACGGGATTGCCCTCTGTCCCCGCGGACAAGGGAAAGCGGTCGGCTTCGTCTAAGAATGCGATTCGTACAGAACGTCCGGATAAACTCGCCGCGGAATTGGCGCCACCAAGCGCGAGAAAGCCGCCTTTGAAACTTGTTCGGCGCAACGTGTTCTGTGAATCTCGAGCTCGCGGCTCGGCAACTAATCCGTGCAGCCGTGGCGTATCTCTGATCATCGGCCGGAATCGATCAGTGCTGAAACATTCACTTAATTCGATCGTGGGTTGCACCATCAAAATCGGACATGGATCCTGATCAATCAGGTATCCAATCGCGTTGAGAAGACAGTCGGTGATGCCCATCTGACTCGCTTTCTGTATCGCAATCCGCGGTACTTCCGAATTGGAAATTGCATCCATGATTTCTCGTTCATACGGCGCCTTCGCTGTGATCCACTGGCCCGGCTCTGCACTGGATTCACTCGACAAGATCCGGTAACGATCAGCCCATTCACTCAGAGTGAGTCTCGGCGGCGGCCGCCATAATGACCAAGCTTCGTCTGCGATTGCAGACGTTGTCTTGAGCTGAGCAACATCACTCTCCATTGGGTCGATGTGTCTTTAGAAATTCCCGATTCTGTTTTGTGAAATCTTTTTGCGTTAAGCCGGCGACATCTTCCAAGGCCGCGGTGATTTCATTGTAAAGCGAATTGTAAATTCGCTTTTGATCGGCCTCTCCAACCAGATGCGGCGCCAGGCGTGTAGGCACAGCCAACAACCGTTTCCGACTGGCTCCGATCCTGGCGGACCACACGAACAACACGGCGTCGCTTGTGTGGAGCTCGTTCTTGAAAAGCTTTAGCTCTAGTTCTGCCCGCTCAGCGTCAGCTAATGCTTTGCGTAGTTTCGCCGCGCGAAGAGCTGCTTCGTCTGGATTGTTCGCGATAACGTCGCGAAGACGATCAACGTAAGCAGGGATTATTTTTCCCAAGATAAAACAGCCACGGCGCGATTGCTGGATGGTTCCGGCTTTTACTGCTCTCTGGACGCTTCGTGCGTCCATGTGCAGCAATGCCGCCACGTCATTCGTCGAGATCTCATCGCGTAGACAAGAACGAATCTTCTTCGCCGACATTTTCCTCTGTTTTTACCACAGAACGACGCCGACAGCCAAATTGTGCACGCAGAATCTGGTTATTTTTCGTGGCTCACTGCACCCGCGGTCGAGGGCGATCAAATCCAGAACCTAACACTGGGGGTTCAACCTTCCTTATCGGCCGAGCATGTAGCCGCATTTGCACGTCCACCGGTCGGTTTTCAGGTCGTATTCGAGTTGATGCGTGAGCAACCCGTTTGGGCTTTTGGTTATCGTTATTCATAAGTTCAATTCGGCCTGAACTTCGTCAGGGGAAGTTTCGATCACCGGATCCGGTTCAGCTCGCGTAAATGGTTTGTGACTGCAGCTGACAACCGTTGCGTCGAACAGCTCAATCGCCTCGAGGATAATCGGGTCATGCTCGGCATCGGCTTGGCGCAAGATCTCGAGCTCGCGCCTGGTCAATATGCGGCCTGGTGATGGTTCAGGATCTGTTTTCAATCACAAGGTGAAAAGTAGGGGAAAAACATCGTCATGAACGTCATCATCGTCATTCCCCTCGGAAGTTTCTGACGATGTTGCTGTTTTCATGACGTTCTGTGACGATGTGCTCGCATTGGCATTTTTCTCTCGAGTAAATGACGTTTGTGACGTTCATGACGTCTTTTCCGGGTCGCTGCGCACTTTCCATAAATGAATTATCCGACGTTTAGCTTCACGCGGCCGCTCTAAGCCAATCCCCGCGTGTCGCAATGCCGGGGCGATCCGCCGCAAACAGTGGCCGAGCGCACGCACATTCTGCGGCCAGTTCTTTTGGTTACGGATCTTCTCCGAAACCAATAAACAGAGAGCCTCGAGCAGCTCGGCTGGCTCACCTTCCCACTGCCCGGATTCTCCCAATAACTCTTCAATTGCGACGCCAACTGGATTCGCTTCCACGGCGGAGCGCGCGCTTTCGGCGAGGTTTTGCCTGTAAGCATTAATGAAGGTGCCGGCCTTGAAACCGAGCACGGTTTCACCAGCGGCGGCCCAGATGGCTGCATCCGCCATCCGTGGCAGATTGAATGTGATCTTGTCCCGATTGGCCAATGCACAGACGAGCGCGTCCAGAATCGCCGTGAAAATTCGTGGCCACTCCTGATTGAAGCGTTCCCACAATTCGCGCTCTTCGATCCGATGGCCGTCTTTGATCTCTTCCAGCTCAATTTGGACAACGCGGTCGGCGAGATCGGGCCGTTGTGCTACGTCCTCGATACCGTTGAGGATAACGGGGCGCTTCACCTTGATGGAGATCTCCTCGAGATCCGTGTAGAGCGTCCGGGCCGAATGCCCTCCGCCAGTCGCGATGCGACAGAGCCCGTCGGAGAGCCACCACGGGAGATGGCTGAGGTTGTCCAATGCCACGCACCAATTGTTGGCGGCCTGCACAAGCAAGTCCCGCTCTTCCTTCGGCGGTGAGCGCAACGGGTTCTCGTTCGGGTCGATCACTTGCCTGTGAATTGTCGCACCACAGGACTTGGCTGTTCCCTGTTCGCCCACATAGTTCGCCACGAAGTAAGGGCCGAACGGATGGAACCCGTTCAGTATGACGCCGGCCACCAATGGCCGTTGCCTTTTCGTGACGTTCAACAGGGTCCATAGCGGCTCGATTGCGCCGCCGGCAGGCCGCGGCTCTGGCAACGGCTGCATGGAGCCAGTCCGAACAAACGCAACTGGTGAAGTCTCGAGGAGCTGCCAGCCTTGCGCCGTGACTTGAACGGCGCGCCATTTCTCGTCACAGAGATCAATCAGGATATCGTTACCGTAAGGGGCGACACGAAGATAAACGGGCTCCTCAGGATTATCGTGCAACGCCAAGCCGGCCAATGTTGTCACGGCATCCGCAAGGGAATTCCGGTTGATGATTTTGCCGGTATTCTTATAATAGAGCCGAGCCAAGATCTTCTTGAACCTGCTCGACTCAATTGGCCAAATCTCAACGTGAGTCTCGGCCTGATACCGGACGAAAGCGCGATCCTTGGGATCGTGAAAAAGTGAGAACGGCCCAAATTGCCTGCGGCCGCCGGCGTCCCGCCGGCCGTGGCCTTTATCGACGACAAAGGCAACAAGCTGACTCGCCGCGCTCTCCCTTTTGAGTTTCTCCCTTTTCGGGCTTGCCTCTGCCGTTCGTTCTTCACGAAGCACTTCGGCGTTGCCGATCAGCTCGAACAATTCGGCTTTGATCTGGTCGGCCGTGTGACTCCTACGCGCCTCGAGCCAGTCCACAATGTCGCCCTTGCGCGGCAGTCCCGAAAGCTGAATGACCTTGATGGTTGCCTTTGGTGAGAGCTGCAACAGGATTTGGCCGACCGTTGAAGCGTAGGCTTGCCCAGTCCTATCGTTATCAGGAAGGCTCACAACGAGCTGGCCGGCGAGCGGCGTCCAGTCCGACTTGCGCTCGGCCTGTGCCCCATGCGCAGAGGTTGTTACGAGCAGTCCGAGCTCCTCGAGCCGGCACACGCATTTCTCTCCTTCGACGACGAAAACGGGCTCGCTCGAGTTCAAGTCCGGCGCCAGTAATTTCGGCAGGCGAAATAAAGGCAATTGCCCAGGCGGATCGCCCATCACCCAGCCACCAGACTCGTCCTTGTGGAATGGCCGATATTCTTTCCACTTCTCGCTATCGAAGCGCACGACGACGAAATGCTCCCTGCCGTCCTTGTCGTGGTAGATGTCCCGACGGGTCTCGCGCATCTTTAGTTTTTTCGCCGTCCAGGCAACGGCCTTGGCAAGCGTCGGGAACGTTCCCTTTTTGAATTCCGCTCGCTGCGACAATTCCACTCCGAGCCACTGCGCCGCATCATGCAACGCGGTCTTGAAATCGATGCCACGCGCCTGCATCCATAAGTCGAGAGGATTGCGTGAGTGCTTTTTTGAATCTGCGAAATCGCCCCACCAACCGGCTTTCGCGCCCTCGATGCAGATGTCGAAACTCTTTCCTGCTTCGCCGTCAATGCTGCCCACGCGCCAGTGATTTCCGTCGCGATGCCCGCGCGGGAATAGATGTCGAGCAACCTCAGCGACACGCTCGAGCAACAATTCCCTGATCCGTCTGGTGTCAGTCATGTGCTGCGGCGCCTTTTCCAAGTCATCTGTGCCCCATATCCTTGAAAAATTAAATTTGGTTGTTCGTGATCCGGCTCCAAGGTTCGCATGGAGCCGGTCACATTGGTGTTCTAGTACGGGATCTCGTCCGTATCCGTAGCGGCCGCCGCCAGCTCGCTATTCGCGTCGTCCAGCGATTTGCTGGTCCGCTGAGATAACGGCACTGGCGGATGAGGCTGCGCTGGTTGTTTTGCGCGACGCAGCCGAACGCCGTCAGTTGTGCCGCCGTTCGGGCTTCGTACGCCATGTTCGCAGAAGACCTCTACCGTGAGTCCAATCCAGTCGTCGGGCCAACCGCTTCCCGACAGGAACTCGAGCATGTCTTGGTTTGTTTGGTTCAAGACCAGGCCCATGCATTCCCCTTCGAAGTAGGCGACCAGTTGTGGCTTCTTAATCAAGCTGCCCTCTATGACTTCTTCACGGATGTCTTCAGTTTTGAGGATCCGAGTCTCCGGAAAATCCGATGCCCGGAAATACGATCGGTTGCTGTATGCAGACCGATGTTTCAGTTTCCTCATTTCCTTTATCACCTCCTTTCCCTTAGTTGAATGTTCAGATGTGTCGGTCTTACCGACGAAGTTTGGGAAAGCGCGCAGGAAATTGTCGAAACTCGGCGCTCGGAGAAAATCACAAACGTCACGCCGTGACGTGCTGGTTGCACGCTGGCTGGAAGCGGATAGAGTTCCAGCGCGCTCCTGCTGGCCGCCAAGCTGCTCGGGCGCTTTCCTTTTCTCGTTAGGCGGCTCCATCTTTTCGGTCCCTTTGCGCGGCTGTTTTTTCGGGCTTCATGAGGGCGGTCTCACGCATCCGGTCACTTGTTCGCTTCGTCGGTTTCTCCGGCGAATTTTCTATAAATTTCTGGACCGACCGCATGTCGATCAGGCGAATTCCACAGCCCCTCTGACCCTTGCGCCTAACGAGTTTGGACTTAATCACCCCATCGTTGATTAAACAGTAAGTCGTCGAACGTGGCAGCGAGAACAGGCGGTGCACGTCACTGAATCGGCCCCAGAGGATTTCATTGAACATGTCCATGCGCTCAGAACGTTGCACAGACGAACGCGAGGGGTCTCCACAGCCTAAAACGCGGGTCGCCACAGCGATTTCGCGGATCGCCATAGTGAAAACGCGACTTTCCACAGCGAAATCGCCGGTTTCCACAAAGTCTTATGTCAAGTCCACTTCCCGAAAATATTTTGAAAAACTTTTCGCTCGGAGATCGCCGACAGCGTGTTTGAACGTGTGTGAACGCAGCGAAGGGCGCTTGGCTAAATTATGCAGCTTTGTTATACCGGAGTGCTTGCGCGCTGTCCCTACGAGGGAAAACAGCGCTCAGGGAAACGACGGCGCCCTTCGCTTTTATTAAGCGACCGAAGGCCTGAGATTGGACTTTTTGAGCAGGAGCGGCAGAACTTTTTCCACCAGCGCGTCGGCAGTAATGCC